ACCTTATTGCCTACGTCAAGATTATCCTTTAGTAAAGAAACAAGGCGTTTACGGATAATATCCCTAAAATGGATCAAATTGTTTTGCTTAATTGACATTTGGCCTCCGTTTTAGAAATATTGATGATAACCCAGTTCCGTCAGGTTCTATTCTATCAATGTAATACCGAACGTTCTTTATAATGAGACTATCCCCATTATCTGGAGTTTCCTTAAAAATATCTGAATCTATTTGACAAAATGGTTCGGTTGATGAAACGCCAATTTTCTCACCTGAAATTTCAACATACGGATCATCAAAAACTACACATACTGGATACTTTGTTCCTGACTTATGTAAATATTGAACAGTTTCTCCAAACTCTTTAGGATTCAAGAAAGCTCGACAAATATCCTGATGCATTAACTCCTTGAATGTTGACAAAAGTTGTTCTTCAATAATAGGAGAGCCGACCACTGGTACGCTCACAATGGAGGTAGCTATAGTCAACGTGGTGGTAATTGACGGTTTAGATACCAGTGAGTCGGCAATTATTGAGAAAGGACGCAACATTGTTTGTCAACTCCTATCGACAAAACTAAAAATCTTATTCGGATCATCAGGCCAGTTTATAGGAATATTCTGACCGCTAAGATTTAACGGTAAACCCTGGGCATCCGAAATCAGAAAAAGTAAAGGTGACGTGGAAGCAGAGCCCGACTCTTTGTAAATGATTAAAAAGTGGGCTTGCTTCTCACTAACGACTCCGCTCACTATCGTATCTTCGGCGTCAAGCACGCCTCGTCCATCAGTTGACTTATTATTTAATGGTGCGAATGTTAACCGCTCAACTTCAGGCACATCCGACAAAAATTTATGGTTGACAATGTCCGGAGAATAGTTCGGGCCGACAACCACAACGTTGATTGAATCATTTGTCCAATCAATATCACCATTTGCAAATAAGTCCAACGCATTGTCGTAAGGAATATTCATTACAACAAACCTTTCGCGGATTTGATTATTTTCGGAGCAGTAGCTTTACCGATACCTTTAATCTTTGTCAAACTTTCAGGAATCGCATTAGCCAAATCCTCAACAGTTTCAATACCTGAATCAAACAGGGATTCTGCCATAGCCTGATCTATTCCATTAACTTTACAAAGATCATCAAGCATTTCCTGATACTCTTCTTCGGTAATAACTTCCCCTTCAACGGAATCTGCATCAGAAGCACCATTATCAGGAGTTTTCTGAGTAGTTGCCTTTTCAGAAGAGCTTGCTTTATCTACGTAAACAGCGGCTCCTAATTTGATTAATCGAGCCTCTTCTTCCGCAGAATATTTGAGAACAGTGTCCTTATCATGGACACCGCTCCCATCAATTATTCTTGTCAATACTTTAATCAAAGCTGACCCCTTTCCCTTAGTAAACAGTAGCACATAAGAAAGAATCAACCTGATGCGGAACAAGTAAAGGTGCCGATTGCAACATAACCCATCTTGCAGAAGGATCCTTTGAAATCCAAGATTTTGGAAATCTTGCAATTTCTATCTCATTTTCCACATCTTCTATCGCACCATAATGACGAGTAGCCCGTGCGCCGTCACCAACCATGATTACAGATTGATCTTTGACGTACTTGGTAAGAGCACCTGTATCTGGATGATTGTATGTTCCTGCGTAAACCCAAAGATCAATTCCGGGCTCATTCAGGTAACCGAGATATCGAACACCCTCTCTGTTGTATTTCTGAGGTTTGATTTCTCCCATGACAATTCTCCGATTGTCAAGGAGTTCCTTAACACTTTTACAACGGAGCAGATTCTGTCCAGCGCCGACACCAAGAATTGCTTCTTTCGGATAGAGTCCAGAATCATCGGCAATCAACTGAACCCAATCAGAAAAATTCTTTATAGGATCAGCGGTATCGTGTTCATCCCATTTTGCATCATTTGCAAGAGCAGGAAGATGGGTTTCAGCAAAGGCAAAATCAATTTCCTCATCGTAGCCAGTACCTTTAACTGTAATCTTACCTTCCTGAACAGCCTGAGCAGCCTGAAGCTCTTCAAGCCTGTCAAGACGTTCACCGAGTTCTTTAAGATTCTTACCGATTTCTTTTCTTGCACGTTTAGCGGCAGTATCTTTCATATAAACGGTTTGACCAGCAGGTCTTTGAAGAAATTTATCAGCCTGAGTTGTCATTTTTTCCTTGACATAAGGAGCTTTATACGTTTTGGTAGAATAGCCCTTGTTTTCAACGGTTTTACCCTCATGCTGTGGTCGAACGTAGACAGCAACCTCTCTACCACCCTTTACAATATCAATATCGATATTCCTTGACCCATGCGTTTCGGTATTACCGAAAATATGCCGTGTCAAGAAAGTAGTGGGCTCGTAGTTTTGCTCTAAAGCCCGTACCATTACTCTGGTATCATACATACTTATTGACATAACTTTTATACCCTTTCACTTGAATCATTTACAAGAATGCCAACTTCGCGGAGTTCCGCAATGTGATCGGCGACTTCGGTTGATTCATCAACAATAAGCGCATTCCCATTGAAGTGACCAGTTTTTGCCGCAACGGCAACAGCATCATCTGCGGTTTCGCCTGAGCCTGTGTCAACATCATGCAGGAGAACGTACTTTGCCTTTTCTGATCCGTCAGCAGGATCAGCTGCCTCTGCAACCAGCTTTGCTTTACCGGTGGCAGTAACTATACCCAGAACAGAACCTCTTTTTACGACGCCTTGACCTGCAAGAACTGTGACCTCATCCGAAGTAACAGGGAAGTCTCCGTAAAATAGGTTATCTGCAACATAGGTATTAGATTTAGATGCTAAACTCATAGTAAAGACCTTCCTATTGCTAAGAGTTATTTAATGCCTTCAGCCATATCTTCGGATATAGCCTTAAGTTCTTCCTATTGCTAAGAGTTATTTAATGCCTTCAGCCATATCTTCGGATATAGCCTTAAGTTCTTCCTCTTCCGAAGCGTAATCACCAGAAGAGCTGCCAAGTTCTTTTGACTGTTTACCTAAATCCTTAGCATCAGCCGTAAAACCAGTATCGATTGGAAGAGTTCCTTCCTTCTGAGCCTTGAGAATAGTCATTGCCACTTTCTCTGGTGAAGAACCATCAGCTTTTGCTTTACTGATAATGTCCTCAGCACCGGCGATACTAAGGTCGTCAATACTCTTAATACGGTTACGCTCCTGAGTAACTGCTTCCTTTATCTTGGCGTCAACTTCATCGGAAGTAAAGCCAGGATTTACGGAAGCAACACCTTCCTGAAATACCGATTGGTAAACGTCATGGTGTTCAGCTTTGAGTTTATCCTTTGTTAAACTCATATTACCTCCTTTATTTGTTGTAGAAACAATACCTTTAGTCAAAATAACATCAGTCAAAGAACTGATACCGTCAACCATTCCTTTGTCAACAGCGTCTTTCGCCAAGAACATATCGCCTTGTCCGTAGTTATTGTAAACATCATCAAAAGAAGTACCTCTGAAATTAGCCACATCTTCTATGAAAATTTTAGCAAGTCCGTCAAGTATTCCAATGAGTTTTTGACGTCCAGGATCTTTACTTATATCTTGACGTTTATTAGGAGACAATGTGGAAACTATCTCAATATGTTTAACTCCCTCACGTTTATCCCTTTCGCTTGTATCGGTATAAGAGGCTACTACGCCTATGCTTCCCACTTCACCTGTTTTATCGATATAACTTCGATTACAAGCGGAAGCGATCCAGTAGGCTGCGCTTGCGGCCATTCCGTAAACATAGGCTATAGTAGTTTTACTTGACTCATTCACCATAGTCGCAAATTCGTGGATGCCCGTTATTGCGCCACCTGGAGAATCAATCAATAACACAATTTCCTGCACATCCGAGCTTTCTTCCGCAATCTGAAAATCACTCATAAGTGTTGAAATAGATGCAATGCCAGAGATATTAGAAAAGAGATTAGCTTTCGGTATAATAGGTCCCTCAATAGGAAGTATCGCTTTACCATTTTTAATATGAACGTTGGTAGCTTCTCTTAACATAGGCAAGCCGTCAACAAAAGAAGCAAAAGTGGAAGGGGATCCGTGAAACGTTTTCCTATCAACCTTAATCCCATCTCTATTTACAAAGTGATAAATGCCCTCAAGTGCTTCTGGCTTAATAGCCCAGCATGTTGACACTATAGTTTCCAAAAGATTTTTATTCATCCTTAGCCCCATTCTCATTTGTATTACGTAAATCAGGATCTATATTCTGCATATTACTATCAGAAGAAGGATATGGGAATTTATTATCGATAATGGAATCCCGTTCACGTGATAACCTATGTAAAGCATCATCCCAATTACCACCATTAATTGCTACATACTCATCCTCATGGGTTGCCAGATAATTTTTTATCTTTAGTTCGGAAGCCCGAGTTTCCTTGTATGGGTCAATCTGACCTTGTCCTGGGCCACCCCAAATTGATCTGCACCAAGCGTAGCGTATTGCAGGATCTATATAAAACCCGGGAGCTTTTACTCTTCCCTTTTGTATAGCCTCTTCGAGCCATATTTCATAAATAGGTTGACAAATATTCCTCACCATCCATGTACGTACTTTTCTGTAATATTTCCAAGCCTCAAGTAAAGCGGCTCTACTTGCTGAATAAGAGGCAGAAAAATGTAGAATTAGCTGTTCATAAGGAATTTCAAGTGAAGATCCTAACTGCTTTATAAGTGCATTAAAGAACGGCTCAAAAGCTATGTTCGGACGTTTCGGATCGGCAATCGAAATATCTTGACCAGCATCCATTTCGATAACGTTACCCTGACCCATCTCATAGGTAAACTCACCTTCTGGCCCATCTTCAATTTCTTGACCCGGTATAAATCCTCCTTGTAAACCACCTGCACCTCCAGGCATTGTCTTTACAAAAACAGTAAAAAATGAGGCTAATACTGCGGCATTCAATTCAGATTCCGCAAGCCTTGTAAGTTGTTTAAGAGTTTCAATCACTGGAGCAAGAAGCGGTACACCTCTTCGTTGACCTACACGTTCTTTAAAGTAAACGTGTAACGCATTCGGACGTCCTGATCTTGCACCGAAAGCTGGGATTCTTTTCCACTTCATATCTTGGTCATACGGATAGGCTTTAGACGTTTTAATATAGTATGCTTTAGGAGTTCCGTACTTGTCAAGCTCTATACCACCAGCTACCTTATGCGAATCGGGTTGTAGATCGGGATTACTTATTCTATCAGCCTCGATAAGCTGAATACGGGTATCATAAACGCTACCAGCTCTTTTTATTTGCGGAGTTAGTATTAGTAAATCTCCGTTAAGCAAGATAGAGCATAGGATCAAATCCTGCATATCGTAGAAATTTTGGTTCATTGTCAAATCACAATGCTTAGACTCAGACCAAACGCGGAATTCACGTTCCGTATTTTCTTCCCATTCATGTGCTTCCTCTTTGGAAATCCCAAGCTTACCTCGATCAATTGATGCACGGAACTGAAGTCCGTAACCTACAGCATTCGTTTTAACTCTACGAATAGTACCTGTAGCCATAGGAGCGTTCATATAAAGATCACGTGAGGATTCTCTTATATCAGGGAGAGTTGGAAGTGTATCTTCATCGGCTTCGCCACTATTGGGATACCAACCCTTCATTGAGTTTTTATTTGACTTTGAGGATATGAAACCACTTGCGGTAAGATAATTTGCGGCAGCTTTACATTGGATTCTCCGTAATCCAGCAGATGGGCTAATTGCCATTATAGCCCGATCCATAAACGATAATTTTACATTTTGAGCACCCATACTATAAAGATACTATAGGTGCTTTAGAGAAGTCAAGAACTATTTTTCCAATTGTAAAAAAAAGTTTTTAAGTATCTCTCGGTATTACTCTCCTGACTCTCATTGCACCACCATTCTCTAAGCTATCAAGAATACTTTGCCACTCTTTACGGGAAGCAACTATCTCCCGTAGATTCGCCCTGACAAGTTTCCTATTGCCAATTTCGTAACGTTGATTATTGAGAACAGCTTTTTCAGCTTCTGTATAAAGCTTAATCATGTTCCGTGCCTCAATTATTCGCTCTTTCCTATTCATAGACTTACTCCTTTAGTTAAAGTCCTTTGGATACCCTTCTTTTTCTACGTTTCTTAGGTGCGCCGATAACTTGATTAGTTCTTTCCAGTAAATCAAAATTTGGGTCAAGAATGTTAAGTGCGGATATAGAATACACCCTACAGTCCAGCGCTTCGTTTCTACGCCCTTTAGGACACACCCACCTTAACTTTTTTCTACCGTTATGGACAACCGTTGTCAATCGTTCAGCCGTCAATTTTCTAAAGTATTCAGAATCATATTTACTTAGTTTAGGGAAATGACAATAAGCTGGCCCAGGATCTTCCACTGACAATTGAGAATATATCCTACTCTTCAACTCATCCACGTAGATGATAAATAAGAATACACCATCTTGATTTTTCTTTATAGGACGTTTTAAATATCCTTGACCCCAACCGTCACGTCCCTTTACAGGAAAGATTCTCCTATACTCTTTATTTAAGCAGAACCTATATACAACCCTTGCCCTATGCCCCGAGTCAATTCCTGTACAGGCAATCGAAAGTTCAACTCCAGCATCATTAAAGTAGGTGGTTTTCAAAAATGTATCTAATTGCTCCCAAACAGCTTCATGTTCGGTATCACCCATAAATATCCTATAGTCAATAGACCAAGATTCCTGATTTGCTCCGTAACCTACAACCTCACATTCAAGCCTATCATCTTGAACGTCAACACCTGCAGTAATTACCCTTATAGCGTTAGGAATAGTATCACCGTAGTCCTCTTTACGTTCTTCAAGCCAACTGGATT